ATTCAGCCTTTCTGTTCCCCTGCGATGGTTCTACTGCGAGGCTTAGACATCGGGTTATAAAGTAACCGCCATAGGTTACCAGTGTTGTCCCCGGTATCAACGAAACGGCTTTCTATAAAGCAAGTGTATGGGTCATAGCGTACTGGCACTGTGGAAAGGAAGGCGGGAAACAAAAACTCAAAGGAGTTCACGACTCTCAGGGCGAAGCTATGCCTTGAGGTTAAACACTAACCAAATGATTAAACGCCACCTTGTCGGTGGCTAAGTAAGAAAGGCAACCAATGAATAACGATGGTGGAATAGATTTCGATGCATGTTTGGAGTGGAGAGATGAGACAAACGCTCTTCAACACTCGGAGTACATCAACTTTGGCTCAGTCTTATCAGACTACTCATACAATAACAGGAAACCCAATAGCATACGCTGGAATACCAACGAACACATTCGTAGGAACCATGCGAGCTACCTTAATTGGGTAGATGCAATAAAGGAAGCAATGGAATGAATAAAATACTAGTAATGCCAGTCAACACCGATGAAGCAGCAGAGATATACCAGAATGCTGTTCTCACTACGACTGAGCGACGTTACATCATTGAGTCTTTCCTGCCCATACCAAAGGAAAAGAAGGACGACGCTGAATACAAACCAAAGCTCTTGAAGAAGATATACCTACCTTCAGAGAAATACAGAATAGAAGAGGAATTTTAAATGAGCGAAGCATCAGCACAAAAACTACCTAACAGTGAATATATCAAGGCTGACATCAGTGACGAGAAGTATCGTCAGGTGATATTGTCTGGTGGAGAGATGTTCACAATAGAAGAACCCAAGACTTTGATTATACGTAAAGGTGGCGCAACCCATCGTGTTGTAACAAAATCAGGCAAAGTCTATTGTTATGAAGCTCCAGAATATGCAGGTCGCACTGCTTTAGTCTGGGAATCAGGCACAAACGAACCCGTACAGTTCTAAGGAGAATGATATGGCAACCAAAGAAGAAATACTATCAGGAGTCAAGCCAGAACTACAAATCATAGGTGGTGAGCCAAAGCTCCCTGAACCAGTAACAGCATATAATGAAGAGATACCAGAGAAACCTCAGATGCCTAAACTGCGTATTCAGTTCGTGGGTCAAAAGAAAGACCTGAATACCGAGGGTACAGTCACAGTGCATGGAGAGATGATACAGATACAGCAGTATGAGTTCTTCCTTCCGGAGTCTGAGTTTGAGCTTCCACAGTGGCGTGGGAGAGTAACCAATAGATGGTATTACCCATCAACAGCAATCAAAGAAATACACGTAGATGAAACTGACATCAAATAGGAGTTGATATGATAATTGCACTGGATTACGATGAGACGATGACCAAAGACCCAGCCATGTGGAGACAATTCTGCACATTGGCACAAGGTAGAGGTCATGATGTTATACTGGTAACAATGCGTTATAAGCATAGAGAACCTGTAAATACTGCTCTCGCATCATGGTGCAATAGGGTTATCTACACGGGTCGACAGGCTAAAGCTCCATATTTATTAGAACACTACAAGATAATGCCAGATATTTGGATAGACGACTTCCCATTTGGCGTTAACAACGACGCACCAGAAATGCCAGCAGCCAAACAGAAAGAACTAACCATAGAAATCAATGAAGGAGATATTGATGAGTAGAGTAGTAGTAAAGTTAGCAACCACCAAAGAAGTAGACACCGCTATGGGTCAGCAGGTACTCCCAGCAGAAAAAGTCTACGAATACCGTAACGCAGTGGTAGGCGATATAATGGAGAAATTCATTATTGTAAAGTGCCTAGTAAGTGATGCTCGTACAGCTCCAAAGGATGTATATATACCTATTTCCCCTCTCGCACTTATGGAGGTGCATTATGACGACGACGCTCCAGCTAAAGAAGATGAGCGTAATATAGCAGACACATCAACACCAAAACGTAAACCAGTAGAGGAAGAGGTAATTGTCGATGGATAATTTAAGTAAGATACTCACCAGTAGAATGATTGTTAGTGATGAAGATATGAATGATATGATACACGAAGTTATTAGGTACACTGAAAGTAGACCTAAGTATCAGAAGATGTGGCAAGATAACTATCCTGAACTAAGCTTTGAAGGGTTTATATACTTCAAATTCTCAGCATTAATTCATTCACTCCAACCCGTTATGCTTGATATTAAGTTCAAGTTGGACAACGGGGTGCTATATGGAGCAAGCTAAGTTTGAGAAGTTCATGGAAGATGTCATTTTCCCGCAGCTTAGAGCTGTTAGGAAAGATGGGCAAAATGAGTATACTATGTCTGATGACCATTTTGATAATTTTAACCGCATGTCTAACGATGTTGATATCGCTCCTCGCAAAGTTCTTTGGATATTCTTTAAGAAGCATCTTGATGGAATCTCCAACTTTCTGCGAGGCCGTACATCTCAACGGGAAGATGTCAGGGGGCGAATTAAAGATGCCATTATGTACCTCATGTTACTATGGGGTAGTATTGAAGATGAAAAACCAAGCGTCAAAACAAAAATTGTCAGTACAATAGGTACAGACTTGAAACTTGACAACCCACCACCACAGAGTTTCATAAAATAATGGACATCTATTCAATGGTATTATTGGGCAAGACCCCTACTGGGTATCCCGATTATGAATATGAAAAGACGGTTGCTAACCCCCTTGCAGGCCAATCAAGCCTGTTTGGGAGCATCGGTAAACCTACTCGTAAACAAAGGCAGATAGATGTTGGTTATATCCAGAAGGGCGAGAAGACTAATTTCTATGTAATGCCTAACCACCTAACCAAAGCTCGTGCTGTTAAATGGATTGGAGCAAATCGTTGGCATTCATCCAGACATAAAGACCAAGCAGAGCAATTCGTATATGGAGTACCTGCAAGCGATGAGAAGCTATAAGATAGGTAAAACAACACACCATGTCTACGAACTAGACGATGAGATACCAGAACACATACACCCGATAGCTGACTGGCGTGAATGCAAGAAGCATGATTGGGTTACTGCTGATGATGGTTGTGTCATCCAAGTTTTGAGATATGGCTCGATGAAACGGAGTAAGGGGAAGGTAAGAACCCGCAATTACATAGGAACCTGTACGGGAACCTTTGAAATACGTGAAAATGCCAAGATGGATACGTCAAGACGAGTAAATATATGGGCATTTGGTGGTAACATCTTACCAGAAGAGCGATTAAAGATACGTGAGAACTGTACCCCGAATGAAATAGTCTTTGTCAAGAAGATTATGGCGGGTACACCTATTTCAAAAGCGTACCTTGAGTCATTTCCCACCACTAATCCCGGCTATGCACAAGTAGCAGGAGCTCGTTTAGTCGCCACAAACAGAGTTGGAGAAGAAATGAAGAAAGAATTAGCACA